CGAGCACGCAAGCAGAAGGCGAGGAACATGCTGCTGCACCTAAGTGCTCATCGGATATAAGAAACACAATCCGATAAAGATATTGAAGAGAGCAAAGCCATTTAGTTCAACGGCACGGATCACCAAGTCGCCGGAGTGATCTCTCCATTGTCAAAACGCACCGTTCGGCGACTTTGGTGCATCCGATTGTTCGTCCTGCTTTCTGCGTTGATGCGCGTCGCGCTAGACGTAATTCCGTGCAAGCTCGAGTCTAGATTGAATGTCTTTGTATTCATCCCGACCGTCGCACAATTCGTTGATTATAGCGAAAACTTGCGTCTGAATCCGGCTGCCTTTTTTGATGAATGCAGCATCTTGGTCGTCGTCAATACTGCCGAAACACAAGCGGCCGAGAAAGCGATCAAAAAAGAAATTGAACACAGTCCCGTCCGAATCAACAAGGTCAACATACATCGTGCAATGTGGACCAGGATCTCTGTAAATGCCAAAGTTACCGATACGCAATGGCATCGATGGAGACACCGGCCATTCGCTGATTTCTGGGTAGCCCGGAACTTGGTCGGTCATGAATGGACCTGAAGGACGAACTTGTAATTATCCCGGATTCGAAACCGGGAAAGTCCATATTGTCAGGTGTTATCCCCGGAAAGTCAACAATTTTGATCCATTTGGCTGCCCACCGGGATAATAATTATCGAGGCTGTTATCCCGGTTTGAACGAAATTAGCTGTTGGGGATAATCTGAAATAAGAGTTCCTACTCCACAACCATGACTATACAGAGGTGATCATGGACCGAACAAGAGATTTATTGGTTGACACAAAACAAACTGCGATTTTGCTTGGAGTTTCCGTACGGACCATTTTGCGATGGAAACTTTCCGGCCGCATGCCGAAGCCTGCGATCCAACTAAGAAGCAAGTGCCTGTGGTCCCGTTCCGACCTTTTCCAAAAGTTCCAGAATCGGACAGAGTCGGACATGACACTTGGAACCTGATCCCTCCTCGCGAGTGTGCTGGTATGGTTTCAGGAACCATTCTTAGGAACCAGACCCTCTTTTCCACTCGCGTGTATGTCCACAAATCAGCTTCTAGCCCACCGAATCGCGGCCGATGCGTTTGAGCAATCGAGTTCTCTCGAAGAGTTTCAAGCGATCGTTCGAGAAGACTCGAGAGTTTTCGAAGCGAGCTGTGAGCCGTCAAGCTTGGTCGCATTCTGCGAACGACTCCGCACGGATTGGTTGGAGAAGGGGATCGTCAAACCCACGGCATTGACGTGCCTGACCCAACTCGAAGGAGATGAACTGTGATTCGACTTAGGATGCTTTCCGTTGGCCTAGCTGCTTTTTTTTTTGCTTTGCCCTGCTTTAATTCAGGCTCAGGATCAGTTCGGGCTCAAGAGTACGCCGGATGTAAAGACGGTACTTGTAGCCTCCAACCCACCCAAAAAATCTTCCGACGTTCCGATCGAGAAAGCTCGCTCCGAGATCTCGGTGGAATTGGTCAAAGCTGCGACAGCCCTTCAGCGCAAGGGGGAGATTACCAGGATCCAGTTGGTCCGGTTGCGTGTCGCGATGTTGTCGCCAGCGTTTCGGCAAAAGGTCGAGGATTTGGCCGTCGTGCAAATGTCTGCCTCAGGCGAGGATGGGCCATTCGAGGTCGATGAGAACGGTGAGATTCGTCGAGAGACGATCGATTGGAATGGACTGGCAACTTTCCTTGAGAAGCTAGTCCCGCTCGTGTTAGCCCTCATAAAAGCGTTTGGGGGCTAACAGAATTCGTTGAAGCAAACTCCAGGAACCACAACTATCATGCAAACCGAAGCTCCGATTCTCGCTGATTACGACGAAGCCAACTACAGCCGAACTCCATTGGGGCCAAGCTCGCGCAGCTGTTGCAAGGTCACAGTAGGCAATGTTTGCGGTTCGGGTTCGATCGTTGGATCGAGGAACGGTAAGAGCTTGGTGCTCACGAATGCTCACGTTGCGGGAACCACGGTTGGCAAGCGTATCAATTGCCAGTTTCCATTCTTGGAGAATCGCGTTGTCGGTGCTCGGATCATCATGGCCGCGTATTCGGATCGGATCATGATGGACTGGGCAGTGTTGGAGTTGGATTCGCTCGTCGATTTGCCAATTGTCAAGCTGTCACGAGAAGGCGTTGCAGGGGAGCACTACACCGGTGGATACCCTCGATGCCAAGGTCCGTTTTTTCAGAAGCTGATCACTAGATCATTCAGCCATGGTGGAACGGTCTGGAGATGGCAGCCTAATAGCATTGGAGGTCAATCCGGATCTGGAGTTCACTCATTTAAAGATCATCTTCAAAAGGGGCTTCTAACTTGGTCCTGGGGTGGCGATGGAGCTGGGCAAACGACCAAATCGATTTGGATGCAATACTACAAACAGGCAGCCGTTGGCTATGAGAGGCCTGAGGGATTGGTTGAGCTCTGCGAACGCGCCGAGGATGTCGAGAACGGTTTCTTTTCCGAAACGAATATCACGACTTTGCCCATTTGGGCTGAACTCGATGAAGGCGATGATGACGGCGATGGAGGCATCGATCCAGACGATCCAAAGAATCCTGAGATCGTAAAGGCGTTTCTTGAATCAGCGGAACGATTGAAGAAAGAATCGGAGTTCCTTATCGAACGTGCAAAACGATTCGGAGCCAAGCCAGACAAAGATGGCGGCGGCTTTGTTGGCGGCGGTGGAAGTGGAACCTTTGGCTTGTAAGGCACTTTTCTAACTTTTCAATGAGTTGATCAAACAGAAATTGAGGGAAGCGTGCATGAAGTCCTTTTTTACCTACTTGTTTGGATCGTGTCCTGTGCGGCGTCCGTGTCTCGCGGACTGCGTGACAATCTCTCTGACAACCTTTGGGTCTATCTGTCTGGCGGGGCAACTAGTGGCTTCTGCAGTTTTGGGATCATTGCTGTTTGGAGTACTTATTCCGACGTCGGCCCTGGTAATCATGCTTTCTGGATTGGCTCTGCGGCGCTTCTGGGGATCTTAGGCAAAGAGCAGGACGCCATTCTGCGTTGGTTGTTGAGCAAGGTTTTCCCAATCGATCCAGAATCGAAAGCGAAGAGCAATGGCGATTAATCCTGAAGACAACAAAGAGGCTTGGCTCAAAGCGATCTCCGAAGCGGGCGGTATGGTTACCGTTGTTGCTCAGAAGCTCGATTTGGATCGCAAAACAGTTGCCAAGTATCGAGACTCGATCGAGTGGATCAAAGAAGCGTTCGATGAAGCAGACTTCAAGACTACCGATCTTGCTCAAATGTGCCTGCAAAAGAAAGTAAGTGAGAATTGGAAAGCGGCTGCTTGGTGGCTAGAGCGCAAAGGAAAGGATCGAGGATTCGGTCGCGAGGTGAAATTCGAAGGCAAGATCGAGACGACTGGCCAGGTCGTTTTGTATTTCCCCGATGATGGCCGGGAAGCGAAGGCTGAAGAGTGATTCCTGGAATCAGTACGGATAGCGGAGAGGGACTTCAGTCAATTCCCGCTAACAGTTTGCTTGGCAACAACACTGGATCCACCGCAAACCCCATCGCGTTGACTCCTGCGGAGGTAAGCACGCTACTCAGTTTGAGTACAACTTACTTAGCTCTTACTGGCGGAATGATAACCGGGAATCTTAATCTCGGTGGACAACTCTTAATTGAACGAGACGTACCTACCCACGTCGCCATTGCTGCCAGTGTTCTGAACGCTTCTAATAACGGTACGATTCAGTACAGGTTCCAAAGAACTAATGCAGACTTCCTAGGTTCTTTAGTTGCTGCGTGGAGAGGTGGAACCACCAACAACCGTATCAATATCGAAACCTACGGTAATGGCGATTCTGTTGACCCTTTAACTGCGATACGGGGATCGCTAAACGGTTCTGCTTTAGCTTTACGATCCACCTATGCTTTAGGTTGGACAAGTACTGTAAATGCTTCCACTGGGACCATTGATGTACAACTCGTTAGAGATGCTGCTAACACGTTAGCTCTACGAAACGCATTGAACCCGCAAGCACTCCTAATCGAAAATACATGGACAAGTGCGACCAATAGAGAGACCGGCTTTGCGAGATGGGTAAGTAATAGCTTCTGTGTTGGCACAGAGAAGGGCACGCTAGGCGGCACTGCGCAACGGATGGAGTTGCAGACTGATGGCGTGACTCGTTTACGCATTGACACGAACTACGAAATCCGCGTAGGCGACCAAGGTTCTAACGCCCCTAGCTTATTTACGTTTGCTGCATCAGCGGTTACTTCGAACGGTCCTGGTCGAGGACTTACAATATACGGTCGCAACAACGTAACGGGCGGAACTAACTTATCGTTATCCGGTGAGCCATTCAGCACAACGAGTGGAGCCAGTGTTCACCTGCTCGTGGGCTGTAATTTCGCTCCGGCGGGTGGCACCGGTACATTTACCGTCAATAGAGTCGCACCGACGATTAACCAAACTGCTGGTGCTAACGGAATCACTCGCGGAATATCTGTTGAGCCGACACTTACTTCGGCAGCGGATTGGCGATCATTCGATACGATGGTCAACACTGGATTCGCTTACCACTCTAGTGGAACCGCTCCGAGTAGATTTGGTGGAGTGGTACAAGTCGTTGGTGATAACATTCGATTTGTGTCGGCTGTTGCTGCTTCAATCGGTACAACCCTAGCTCAGACGTTAGCCTTTACAACCAACAGTTCGACTAGAGGGAGTATTGATTCTGTTGGACGGTGGATCATAGGAAACTTCACTGACACTTCGTCTAGTGGTGTTACTTCATCTGTCACGATCAACCCGACCTACAATCAAACAGGAACAGCAGGATCGACAGACTTACGATTCAATCGAACCGAAACGGCTTTAGGTTCAGGCGCACACAATTTTATTGATTGCCAAGTTGGGGGTGCGAGTCGATTCCGTGTAAGCAATACCGGCGAAGTTATCGCAGTAGGAAACCTAACTGCACCTATCGGAACAACTGCCGACTTAATGATCGGTACTGGACCGAGCGGTATCATGGAGACCAAGACTCCAGTTCAGGCTAGATCTGCTATTGGCGTTAACACTGGAACGCTTCAGCTTGACATGAATGGAGACGGCGCAGTCTTACCAGTTTCCGTTCTCAATGGACGTTTGCGAGTCCCTTACAATTGCACTATCAATAGTTGGGAAATGGTATCGGAGGAGTCGGGCTCGTTGGTAGTGGCAGTCCTAAAAGACTCGTTGACTAACTGGCCACCTAATAGCGCGGACGCCATAACAGGCACTACGAATAGACCGACAATCACGGCAAGCCAGAGAAACGATTCGTCCACGTTGACAGGATGGGCACCATCCTTGAATGAAGGAGACTACATCAAGATTGAAGTGATATCTGTCGCCTCGGTTATCAACGCAACTTTAGTATTGAGAGTAACGAGGACATAATGGCAGATTATCGACCACGTACCGGACAAGCCGGATTGCGAATTGGTGGGATTTTCGGTCCTAGCGGATCGAGAGCCAATATCGCGTTGAATGCTGCTTATGTAAATCGTACCAGTGGACCTGCCGTCGGTATTAGAATACGCTGCGAAACAAACGAGCCCATCAACGAGTTGTACATTCTTCTGGATGCGATTGTTGGTACACGTGCTAACATCACGATGCGAGCGGATTTGTATGACTACGGAACGACAACACAACCGGGAACTACGTTAAGAGCAAGTTCAGATGTAGCAACACTACCAGCCACAGATGATAGGTGGATTCGGTTTGTGTTTTCTACTCCGTACACTCCGACTGCGGGTGAGTATGTCTACGCGGTGTTTCATAACTTAGCAGTAGCACCGGTCACAGATCATCCACTTGTGTTTGTGGATAGTGCTGCGTCGTTTGACATTAACCATCATTTTACAGAAGGCTATAGTTCAATTAACGGCTTTAGTACCGCAGGTACAAATAGAAGTGAGCTTGCCCACGTGGTGGTACAAGGGGCGTCTACGGTATACGGCTTGCCAGTAACTTTATTAAGTTCGATCACGGCATTTACTGGTAGGCGCGGCATTCTGCTAAGTCAAGAAATCAAAAAGTACAAAATTAGTTTCTTGCGAACATCATCACCATCAACTGCCTTGATTGATTTTCAAGTATTTGATTTATCCACTCCGCCAACAGGCACACCGCTTTATTCACAAGCACTACTACCTCAAGAGGAGTCGTTGGGCGAAGTTTTGTTGAATCTCGACTGTAGCACCCTTCCTGGCACTGGACCGTTCGTGTTTTGCCTGAGCACCTCATCATCGCTGGCTCAAGGCGGAACAGGATTGATTGAAGGCTACTCGGACTTTCCATCCGTGTTCGATCTATTTAGTTCGGACAACTTCGCAAACCCTGCCACAGTTACCGAAGTCGCTGGCAATTGGGTTGTTGATAGAAGTCGCTTGATGGGAGGATTTGCTTTTGACGTTTCAGGCATTGTAGCTAGCTCAGGCTCCAGCCCACAACCATTTATGAGAGGATCGGCATTCTAATGTTTGTACCACCAGCAATACCACAACCACCAGAGTCTCTTATCGGCTGCATTCGGTTCTTAAACGCGGGCAACACCATGCTTGAGAACCTTATCAAGTTTCAACGAGAACAGTTCCAAGAGTTTTGGTTCAAAGACAGGTTCACACTGAAGACTCCAGCAGAAGTCAACGAATGGCTTGCCCATATGGATGCTGCGCAACCAGGGCAGTCCTATAAGTGTTTTGTGGATGCGAAAGCGTTGGTCGATTTTATCGAAGTGCTATCACCTGGGAGGCTAACGCAAAACGATTGGTATCCTCGATACGATTACACGGTCGATCCAGTAACGTACTCACTGCGAGTGAATTTGCCACCGGATCCAGTTGATGAGCCCATCGTAGACGGAGAGTAGTAATCGATGAAACCAGTCAGCCTCACTCGACAACCAGGTCAAACGATCTACGCCTTCCCAGACAAGGAGACGGGTTTTTCGTTGGCAGATTGGAATGAACATGCGGTGGAAGTTGTTGAGCTCGATGCTCCCGACGAGGGAATCTACCGAGCGAGTCTCGATGAGACGAAAAGCAAACTATGGCGATTCTTCATCGGTGCGAATCAGCCTGCAAATTGGAATGAATCGAAAGGTTACTTTCCGCTCGACAGCGATGGAGCCGCGATCATTCTTCCAGTTTTGAGTTCAGTCGATCGACGTGCAATCGATGGCGTGATCGAACTCTTCGTTGGCGAAATTCAACCAGTCACCATCAACGTATTCGATGCCAATCACAATCCGGTCAATATCGAGTCTCTGAATCTCCTTCTAAGGATCGAGAACACAGATAGGAGCTTTGTTGTTGAGTATCAGCAGGCGGAGCTCGTTGTTGCGGAGAATGCAGTCGTGTTCATTCCCACAATACAGTTAACCGAGAAAGCAGCAAAATATCGATTCGGTTTGCGATCGCTTCCAAACAAGACTAGGCTCGCTTCTGGTACGGTAGATATTCGCTATGCACCATGATTGCAGCCCCACCGAAGCCAGAATCTAAGCGTATCGAACCGCAGGCCGGTCCGCAGTTGGAGGCCTTCAAGAGCCAAGCGGACATTCTCATTTATGGCGGGCAAGCTGGAGGAGGCAAAAGCTGGTTTCTTGTTCATGAGCCACTGAGACGCGTTCACAACGCTGGATTCCGCGGTGGGATCTTTCGTCGAACCTATCCTCAGCTGAAGGGCCAAGGGGGCGTTTGGGACGAATGCCAAGAGATGTATCGAGCTCTCGGGGCTCGCATGCGCGAAGGGCAAGAGCTCGACGCAACGTTTCCTAGCGGTGCGAATATCTCATTCCTGCATCTGCAACATGAGAAGACCAAGTATGAGTATCAAGGGCATCAATTTTGCTATCTCGGGTTTGATGAGCTGACGCACTTTACCGAGACGCAATTCTTCTACATGCTCTCAAGAAACCGCTCTACATGCGGGATCCGTCCTTACGTTCGCGCTACATGCAATCCTGAACCAGGTTGGCTAGCCGATTTTCTTGCATGGTGGATCGATGATAAGACCGGTCTGGCGATTCCTGAGCGGAGCGGAGTACTTCGTTACTTCATCCGAGATGCGGAGGAGAAACTCCATTGGGCCGATACCAAGGAGGAGCTGCTTGAGCTGTTCCCAGACTACAAAGCCGATGACATTCTCAGCGTAACCTTCATTTCGGCTTCGCTGGACGATAATCCCGCTCTAACAAAGAAGGATCCAGGTTATCGGGCTCGATTGCTGAGCTTGTCGAAAATCGAACGCGATCGGCTTCTCGGAGGAAACTGGCGAGTCGCTGAAGGATCCAAGATCGATGAGTCTTGGATTCGATACTATCACATCAAGGACAATTGTTTCGAGTTCTCGTTTCAACGTCGACTCTACCAAATGCCGTTCGCTGTGACTCGGAGGATAGCTACCATTGACACTGCGGGTACATCGAAAGAGATCGCGGCTCAGAAACGAGGAAAAAAGCCGTCTTGGTCGGTCTGTCA